TGCTGACGGTTTCCTCTGCATAGCCAGTTGTCCAAGGCTGTGCATCCACTTCAGTTCGATAGATAGCAGCCTGAACAATAAAGCGCTGCAAGGTATGCTCAACGAGCGTAGTATAAATTCGACCATCTGGATGTTCCTTCCAAAACTTCGCTAGGCGTTCTTCTACTGTTTCGTAATCTTCGAGATTAAACATAGAGTTGATTCTCCTCTAATTTGAGTTGGCCAGAGATCGCCATGTAAGCCGCTCCATCGATGTAGTTATCGACTTTTCCAGTTTCCATTGATCTTGCGACTTTGACCAGCGCCAAACACATTGCAACTTGGTGAGGCTCGATTGGCATTTCAAGGTATGCAGCCCATAAGGATGCGGTTCGGGACATATTGTCCGATGGATGGCCGTAGTCAAGACCACGATCCTGGATGATGGCTCTAGCTTCTGTAAGGTAGTCATTTGCTTTCATGCTCTTACCTTATCGCGCTGCTCGTAAAACTTGCGCATTGCCCGGCGGCCTTCTTTGTAGCCAGTATCAACGCCCATTGAGTAAAAGAAAACAATCGTCAATGCCCATAAAGTGAGCATCATTCCGATTTCATAGATATTCATATTGCTCCCGATCCGCCAGAGTTTCTGGCTTCTTGAGATAATCGTCTCATTCGCTTATGACTTTATTTGGGATCTTTTGATAACGAAACGGTAACAATTCGCCTTCGTCCATCGCATCATCGATGGTTCGCTTTATATCGTTATCTAGATCGTCCATAACGGCGGCCATGAACCTGGAATGTCCCATCCTTTTCGATATAAATTAGATCCACTTGAACATTCTTGCCATTCTCGGTGACGATGGCGAAGGCCTGTTGCCAATTAGGCGTAGAGACGTATTTGGCGGCTTTTAGATCCATTGCATGTCCTACTTCAACTCCATGCAGAACACGCCTTAAAACGCCGTTAGAAGCCTCAGAAACAGCACTTCTGCCTGCACGATGCGTGTGACCCATGATTACGCTTTGGCCATGGCGTTTAGCCTGGTTCAGCGCTGAAAGTCCAGGATTAGGGTTTAGGCTGCCAAGATCCCCATGAATCGCGATCCATCCCTTAGCAATAGGCATTGGCGTTGACCAGAACTTGACTCCCATTTCATCAAGTTTTAAGAACTTCTCAAACTTCAATTCTGGCAAGGATAAGAACGCTGGGATCTTCTTCATGATTACTTTATAAAGTCGATCCGTATGATTAGAACGCACCATGTGGGCTTCTTTGGAATACTCGAAGAGCGACCACAGAACATCTACTGTTCGATCGCGATCCTCAGCTAAAGTCTGTTCGTACCAGCCCGGGGTATTTTCTGTCCATCGGCTGATCTGGGGCAAGTCGATTTCATCTCCGATAGTAAGTACAGCATCGGGCCGAAACGCTTTAATAAATAAACTGAGATTGCGTACAACATGTGAATCTTCGTAGGGACATTGCAAGTCTGGAATGACTACGGTTCGCTTCATTAATCCTCATCATCATCATCGTCATAAGGTATGCGGTCGGGTGATAGCGGCAACCAATTAGGTGCAGGAAGAATAGTTGCTGGGTAAGTAGCAGGTTCAAGAAGTATGGCTAAGGCTAACTCAACCGTAAAGCCTGCTCGTCTAAGTGATTTATAGTATTCATTTAGCCCGATTGTGTACTGGTCGAGAATAGAGTAAGCCTCTAGATCGATAGCCTTCTTTCGCGCCATGGCTTTATTGTGACTTATCGCAGAGGATTTCGTAGATTTTATCAACGCGTGTCTCTAAACGAGTTACGGCATCCTTCATCGATGAACCGCTATTCGGCTTCAACTCCGCTAAATAGTGTTTGATCATAAAGTTGAGCATGGCAGTAACACCACCCAGAACCGTCACGATTGCTACTGCAAGTGCAGCATAATCCTGCGCTGTCATTTTTTAGGGGTGGCATATCCGAAGATGCCTGCAACTACTGAACCAAGGATCGCCCGGTAATCGAGTGCGAAGTTAGAAGTTGTCCCCCATACGGCCAAGAATGCTCCGATAGATACGATTGCTGGGTGCTTCATATTCATTTGTTTGCTCCTAGTAGTGGGATTTGAAAGAACGAACCATCTTGATCGCCCTTGATACTGAAAGATATATGGCAATGATGGCGGTGCTTATTGATGCCTGTATAAGTTCTCCAACGCCACGCACTTTTGGAACTGGCAATCTTGCCATCGAAGATGATGTACGAGATGCGCTTATCAGACTTTGCCAACTGACGAAGTTGATCCGCCACATCGGGCATGATGTCGGGCTTTGGCTTTCCAGATAGATCGCGGTCAATGTCAATGGCACGAACCCAGCCCTCGCCATCTGGATTATGGTCAGACTTACGAGCTGAGTGCCGACTATCACCGATCCAGCCATCCGAGGTGCGGTCACGATCGCTGAAAGAATCATCAAATTGCTCGCGAAGTTGTTGCCCAGCTTTGCAAAGTTTAGGTTTCACTTGCCTACTTTTAAGCCTTCAGGAATTGGATTGCTGTATTCCCATTTTTCAATATATTCGCCATGACCATCAGAATCATCACGAAGAGCGATTATGCCTTTATTAGGGACAAAATCTTCATTCGTTAATTCTGGATAAATAGCTAATATTTGCTCAATAAGTGTCATTATTATGCCCCAATCAAAAATGCGTTAAAACCACCGCTACCGCTAGTTTTTGCGATGGAACGGCTTGCGCCAGAATCTTGATATACAAAGTATTCAATGTAGTCACCAACGGCTAAATTCATAACTGCACTTAGTTGACCACTAGGGTACTGGGTGCTTGCTGGCACAACCATATAAGTAAAAAGTACGCCATTTTTAAAGAATGCGTATGTTCGGCTGCCAGTAGCATTGTTATCACTTTGCGCCCAAGCATGAATTGAATAATAACCAGCTTTGCCTGATGGGATTGTGATTCTTGAGGTATTAGAAGAAACGCTATGGAAACCATCAGTATCAAAATTCTCTTGATCCCAAGTTAACGCTGTGTAAGTATTGTTAGAAACTGTCTGATCTGTAGATGATTTTAAGCTGCATCCAACAAAAGTTGTAGTAGCAGTTGCAGCAGCCCATTTAAGGCCAGTTGCCGCTGTTGAGTCCGCTGTTAAAACTTGACCATTGGTACCAACCGCTAAGCGCGCTGGGGTGTCATTGGCGGTGGCTGCGATAATATCGCCCTTGGCATCAACTATTGCATTTTGAATAGCATTTGAGTCATCCTGAGCAACCCATGAAAAGTCTAGATCTGTTCCTGAAGCCTTCGCTAATACCTGTCCAGTTGTGCCGCCCTTGAGGTCGACCATTGCCGTATCAATATCTTGACCAAGTGCAGCGATGGCAGTAGCGCCATCCTTAACTAAGTCGGTCGATTGGGGAATGTCCCAGCCGAAGTTGGTTGTTGTTGTTGCCATTAGGCTACGACTCCTATCGCGTTGATCCATGTAAGGGTTGGACTTAGAGTGTTCCAAGTCTCTGCTGCATTTACCTGCTCCCATTTTACCGCAACTTGGGAGAAGTTTATTGGAGAAGCGTTAAAAGTAACGCTTAGGTTGTTTAGGCTTGCTCGGAATGTCCAGCCCTCGATGTAGCCTTGAAATTCGCCATTAGTGATATTGCCGGGCAAGTTCTGAATCCAGACAGGCTGACCCAAGAAAATGTTAATAAGAGCATCTCGATCGGAATCATCGATCTCGGGATTACCTAAAACGAAAGTTATGGATTGGAACTTAGGATAAGGATTGGCTCGAAGCTCAATGTAGCGATCTGCTAAGGCTTCTGCATCGGCAGTATGTTTAATCCGAGATGTAAATTCTTCGGCATAAACTCCGTAAAGGCTCTGGCTAATTAAATCAGTAGCGGTGTAAGTCTGATTAGCATTGTTATCGTAATTGATAGTAAAACTATTGCGAAGATCGCCTGCTCGAGTAGTAGCCGATAAACCTAAACCGTTGGCGTGGTTAGCATCTAAGGTTGTATAACCATTGGCCGCTAAATAGTCTTGGCGGTGTGTTTGGTCTGCATACCCGATGTTGCCATTAGCATCTTCATAGAGAACTCCGAAAGCCGAGTTAGCAATTTCAGCGCACAATGAATAAAGGTCTGTGTTGTTAGAGCCTCTAGCAATTAGTTGATAATCGCCTGGTTGGTCAATCTCGCCTAAGCCGATGTTAACGGCATTAGCCCAAGTCTCTGTCGGATCATAATTAGCCCAAGTCTGAGCGCTTGGCACTTCATTCCATTGGCCTAATAGATATCCTGAAAGAAGTGTGTAAATCTGATCGCCATCAAAGTCTTGGCTCAATACTCCAGCATCGATGATTCGAGGCAGTTTAGATAACGCTCCTAAAGCGGTGATAGTGGCAATAGTTGTATAACCAAGATCACCAGCGCGATTAACTCCAATAGTAAAATCTGAGATATATCCGCCAAAGATTGGAACGTAAGCACCAACAGAGTTAGTTACCTCTACTGCCAGCCCGGTTCCTACTGTGAAGTCGTAACTTGAGTTGTCTAAGTTCATCAACTGCAACTGGCAATAGCCCGCAAGAGGCTGAGTATTAATATCGGTACGGCCCGAGGTAATTACTAGATTGGCAATGGTTACATCTGTTGCTTCAAGGCCATCAATTATGACTTTATAGGCTGGGGTATAAGCGGTCATTAAAAGAAGGCTGCGCTTCCGAGTGTTCCTCGAGCTGAGGAATCATTGAGAATGCTGACAATCTGGCGAGCAGTTGATTCGCTATCGATTGCGCCGTTAACGGTGATATTGGTTGTCCCTTGGCCGCCAACATAGCGATAGGCGGCGATTGGCTCATTAGGCATAGATGGAGCCATGGGTGCGGCTGCTGGAGAAGATGCCCCAGTTTCGAATGAAGCGTTATTAAACGGATTAAGGGCAGAACCGATTTGCTTTGATATCTCGATTACTCGCTTGATCTTGTTGTAAAGATCATCGAAGAAGTTAACCACTTTGGCTACTCCATCGATCAGGCCACCTATTGCTGCTCCTACAATCTCGAACGCTTTACCTAAAGTCTTGCCTAGGATTGGCGCTAATACATCGCGAGAGAAATCAGCAAGTCCCTTAAAAAGGATAAGAAGAGGCTTTAATTCTTCGCTGTTATCGTTGAGTGAATTCTTTACTGAATTGAAGGCTGATCGAAGGCCATTGATAATTGGGTTTAGGAACTCCATGACCGGGCGGAGCTTGTCTCCAAGGTTGCTAGTAAAGTCTGCAATCGCTGGGATTACTTTCTTAACGATGATATCGACCATTGGAGTTATGGCATCAAGGATGTAAGCGCCTACGGTTTCCTTACCTTCATCGAAGGCGATCTGAAGTCGAGTTAACTTGCCTTGGAATGTATCTGCCTTAGCGGCTGCTTGGTTCTCGAAAGTGTCTGCCAGTTTTGCGGTAATTTGATCCATGCTCATGGTCTTGAGTTGAGCGGATGAAAGTCCTATACCTAGTTTGGCAAGAGCGGCTGTATTGCCTTCGGCTGCCTTGGCCATTGCATTAGTAACGGCTTCAAGGGATTTGCCTGAACCTGCTGCAACATCGATCGCAACTGTCTGAAGTTCTTGAGCCTTCTGTAAATTGCCAGTTGCCCTGGACAACCTCTCTATCGATGGCCTTAATTCATCATCCGTAACGCCGAAGGCTAGAGAAGTCTGGGTTATGTAATCTTCAGTAGCAGCAATCTGATCTTCAGTTGCGCCAGTTACATTCTTGAGAGTAAGGGCTAACTTTTCCTGCGCGGCTGCATCTGCGATGGCTGACTTAACGCCATCGATGGCTAACTTTCCTGCATAGGCTACGGCTGCTGCCCCTGCTGCTGCGAATGCTAATCCAGCCTTTTTTCCGAAGTCTGAAACTTTATCGCCGAAAGACATAACATCTTTATCGGCCTTATCAAGATTCTTAGTGAAGTTATCGACATCAGCAAGAAGCTTGAGCGTTAACGCCCTTGTACCTGTTGCCATTAGCCCCACTCCTTCAAAATCTTAGTAAATGATTCTGTCCATCTAGCAACGATTTGCGGTTGAATCTTGCGAAGCGTTGGATAGATAAACCAGCCCTTAGATCCTCGGCCTTCGCGGCCTGACCAGACAGGGAATTGTCTATATTTGTTGGATCCGAATTCAGTACCGCCCCAGATATCTCTAGTGGTTGCCCCACCTGAGAACTTCTGAGAAGCGAAGCCATAAGTAATCTCACCGATACGGCTTGACTTCTTAACCCTAGAACCCTGAGCAATGCGCCCTGAGACTTTAGTGTTATTGCCTCGGCTTGCTGTCTGAATAACCTCAGCCCGGGCGAATTCAGCCAGAGCGCCTGATTGGCGCTTGGCCTCATCGTTGGCTTCTTCACTCATATTCTTTAAAGCTTTGAATACAGAACGGAGTTCCGTCTTATCGAAGGCAACTAATTCATCTGCCACGATTACGCTCCTCTAGTATTTCAATCGCTGTAAGAATATCCTCGGCACTTTGCCAATGATCCATTGGGATCTGAGTGGCTATTGCCAGTTCTACTAAGAGTCGGCTGACGCTTCCTCTTGTATGACTTTTGGGTTTCCTTCACCTACTTCAACATCTGCGACCGATTCCATCCAGACATCGAGTGTCTTGGTTGGTTTGCCGCCTGCATCGCGTTTCATTGCTGAATGCGTTACATAAAGGATGTCCCACATTCCACCAAATTGGGAAATAACCTTTTTAGTTGTCATCTCCCACTTGGCGTAATCAGGTGGGCGAACCAGGTAAGTGGTTTCCGATCCATCAACATATTTAATTGTTATTTGCTGTTGCATTGTTTGCTCCCGTTTCTATTGTTTAGCTAAAGGTTTCGACTACTGCGCCCTTAGATACCTTGAAAGTAAAGTCTACTGTCTGGGCATCAGTTCCAGCGCCACCTGCTGTTGGAAATTCAGGCATGATTGGAAACACGAATTGAGCGCCTGTAGCGGCTGTAAGAGTTACGTCC